ACTACATTAAGTGCTACTACAACCAGTGGTATTTTTAACTATGAACTAAATGGTTCTTTAAACTCTTTAACAGTATTAGATGCAACAAATGTAACAGATAACTTTTTCTTAGATTACAAAGCAGCACACGATTTTAATAAATTCTTTTTAACTAGTGATGTAGCAACAGGCTCACCTTATTACTATTCGTTTAACGGAGTTAGTGCTGATGGTGATACACAAGTAGACCTATATCCTATACCAGACAAAGCATACACAATTAGATTTAACTGTGTACTTAGGTCAGACGATTTAGTAAATGATGCTGATACATTAACTGTACCAACTAAACCAGTAGAGCTATTAGCTTATGCAATGGCAGTAGAGGAGCGTGGTGAAGATGGTGGTATCAACCCTGTTAGTGCTTATGCTAGAGCTACTAATGCTTTACAAGATGCAGTAACTTTAGATGGTAACAAACACCCAGAGGAGTTAGTGTGGTATGAAAGCTAGAACAGTCTTTGTAGAATCACTAGCATCATCAGCAGCAGATTTATATACAGTACCCAATAATATGAGAGCAAAGTTAGTTCTTGTTTTTGTATCTAACAGTGCAGGTTCTACTAGAGGCGATACAAATGTAACTATTAACTTTGATTCTACAGANATAACAGTGCTAGGTGATAAGAGTTTAAGCTCTGGTGACTTTATAGAATTACAAATGAATGGTGGTTATGTAATGCTAGAGGCTGGTTATAAAATCAAAGGTTCATGTGCAGGTGGTACAGGAGTTTCTTGTATCCTTACAGTTGAAGAAGTACCATTTATTGTGAGTACAAACTAATATGACAAAAGAATTAGTAACAGCATCACTAGTAGCACCAGCATTTTTAGGTTTAAATACTCAAGAGTCTAGTTTGTCTAATGACCCTAGCTTTGCTCTTGATGCAAACAATTGTGTTATTGATGAGTTTGGTAGACTAGGTGCAAGAGAAGGTTGGTTCTATCGTACAACAGGTAGTGATGGTATTAACCTATTAGGTATGCACCCCTTCTTAGATGTAGCTGGTGTTAATACTTTTATATCTTGGAACGCTACTACATTTAAAAAAGGTTTTGGTACACTTACTACAATAACACCTACTACAACTGATACTATATCAGCAGGTAACTGGCAGTGTGTAACCTTAAATGACAGAGCTTATTTCTTTCAAGCAGGTTACAAACCTTTGTACTACACTAATGAGTCTACTGCTGATGAGTTTAAAAGCATAGACCAACACGCTGATTATACAGGTAATGTGCCTAGTGCAAACATAGTAATGAGTGCTTATGGTAGACTATGGGCAGCAGACACTGCCACTAACAAGACTACTGTATACTTCTCAGACCTCTTAGAAGGTACTAAATGGGGCAGTGGGAGTGCTGGTAGTATCAACATAGCAGGTGTGCTTCCAAAAGGCTCAGATGTCGTTACAGGGCTTGGTAGCCACAATGGTCATTTAATTATATTTTGTAAGAACAACATTATTATATTTAAAGACAACGATAGTTTTCAAGGTAGCTTTGATGTAAACACCTTAACCTTAGTAGAAGTATTAGAAGGTGTAGGTTGTATTACTAGAGATACAATACAAAACACAGGTGCGGATATTTTATTTTTATCTGCTACAGGATTAAGAAGTTTAGGTAGAACGATACAAGAAAAGTCAGCTAAGTTAAATGACNTATCTAAAAACATAAGAGATTCTTTCTTAGGTAATGTAAATAGAGANTCTAANTTTAGTTTNATTAAGTCTTGTTACTTTCCTGAGAAAGCGTTTTANTTAATATTTTTACCAGAAGCAAAAACTATCTATGTATTTGATACTCGTAGACCACTAGAAGATGGTGCTTATAGAGTAACAACTTGGAACAACTTAGACCACACTGATTTTGTTTACGATAAAACAACTAAAGAAATGTATCTTACACAAGCTAATGGTATAGCAGAGTATGGTGGATTTACAGATAACTCTGTTCCTTACACTATGAGTTACTTTACTAATCACTTTGATTTAAATTATCCAAATAAAACAAGTTATTAAAAAGAGCTGCTGTAACTGTTATTGGTTCTACTGCACAACCATTTAATTTAAAAGCTGGTTTTGATTATGTAACAAGCTACTTCTCGTTTCCGTTTACAGTAAAAGATATACCAGTGTCAGAGTACGGAATAGCAGAGTACGGAGCAAATGCAGCAAGTGTAGCAGAGTATCAAGCAGGTATATCATTAGATAGATTAGATTCATCTGTATCAGGTTCGGGAAGCATCTTTCAATTAGGTATAGAAGCAAAAATTGATGGTGGTTCTTTGAGTATACAAAAAGTAGATATTTACGGAAAACTAGGTAGGATTATATAAATGAGTAATTATTCAAAAACAACAGACTTTGCAGCTAAAGATGCCCTGAGTACAGGTAACGCTAACAAGATTGTAAAAGGTACGGAGATTGATGATGAGTTTAGTGCTATTCAAACAGCAGTTAATAGTAAAGCTGACACCAATAGTCCAGCCCTTACAGGCACTCCTACAGCCCCAACAGCTAGCTCTGCTACAGACAATACTCAACTAGCTACAACAGCTTATGTAACAGCAGCAGTAACAGCAGCATTAGCTACTGCTGAAACTGCAAGACAAGCACTGTTTCCTGTAGGTACTATTTATACACAAGCAGGTGTAGCAACTAACCCAGCTACATTATTAGGGTTTGGTACATGGGAAGAATATGGTGCTGGTAAAGCAATCATTGGTGTTGATACAAGTAATACTTTGTTTGATACTTTAGGTGAAACAGGTGGTGTAGCAGATATTACTATTTCTGGTACTACAGATTCACACACTTTGACACTAGCTCAAATACCAGCACACGACCATAATAATACTGGTACATACGATACTGGTGGTGGTGCATTAAACTACTTACCTAATGCGGGTAATCCCAACTTTACTTGGGGTGGTGGTGGACTAGGTGGTAGATATGGAGTTGAGCCTAATGGTGGTGGTCAAGGTCACACGCATGGTATTACATTTGATGGTACTAATGCTAACTACCAACCTTACATAACAGTTTATATGTGGAAGCGTACTGCGTAGTATGGATAAAGTTCCTGTAGTAGAGGATAAGGCTTTTACTTTGTACTTAGAAGAATACGAACAATATTTAATTATACACTGTGATGTTTATAAATGGTTAAAGAGTACAAGAAAGAAAATGGAAGTTTGTTTAGAGTTTTTACTAAAACAAAACAACAGACCTATTTATGCAGAACATTTAGTTAATGATGCAAAGCACACAAAGTTTTTAAACATATACGGATTTAAATATTATGGAGTTATACAAGATGATTTTGGTAAACAACGAGAGATATTTGTTAGAGGGAGTGAGTAACAATGGGTAGTATTTTTAAGAGTAAAAAAGCTAAACCAGCAAGGCCTATGCAAGGTGTTAAGTTTCAACCTTATACTTATACTAGTACAATAGGAACTACTACTGGTAAACCTAGTGGTGATGGTTTTAATGTTACTCGTACTTTAGACCCACAACTTGTTGACTTACAACAAGGTGCAATAGGTTATGCACAACCTTTTCTTACCAGTTATTTAGAAGGTTCTAAACAAGGCATACCTGAGTTTTCTTTTGGTGAAACAGGAGAACAAAGAGCTAGAGATATCTTTGCTGAACAGTCTGCTCTTTTAGAACCTCAATTTGCTCAACAAAGACAACAACTAAAATCTGATTTGTTTGGTAGTGGTCGTATGGGTTTAATGTTAGCAGGTGAAACTACAGGTGCTGGTGGTGGTTATGTACAACCTGATGCGTTTGGATTAGCTAGAGCTCAGTCTAAAACATTAGCTGACTTATCTGGTCAAGCTAGAGAAAGAGCTATGGGTGAACAACAACAAGCATTTGAACAAGCTGCACAAGGTTATGATATAAATAGGATAGCTTCTGACCAAGCATTATCTAGGTTGTTAAGTGGGTTTACAGGTGCATTTGGTGCTTATGGTTCTGTTGCTGACCTTGAGAGTAACCTTGTTAATCAAGGGCTTGCCATTGAACAGGCTAGGTCTGCTGCTCAACAAGGTTCTGCACAAGCAGGTGCTGCATTAGCCCAAGCAGGTACTCCTGCTAGAAATAGTTTCTTTTCTGATTTGGTTATGGAAAGTGCTAAAGCATATGCTGCTAGTAAAAGTGACAAAAAACTTAAAACTAATATTAGAAAGGTAGGACAACTTGCTAGTGGTCTAAACACTTACTTCTGGGATTGGACAGAAGAAGCTAAAAAACTTGTAGGAAACCAAATGACTTTTGGTGTTATAGCACAAGAAGCAATAGAGGTATTCCCAGAAGCAATTAGTAAAGATTCCAATGGTTATTTACAAGTTGATTATGCGAGGATTGGATAATGGCTGGAGCAATGAGAGAACTCTTTGAAAGCTCTGAAGGAGTGGTTGCAAAACTTCTAAGAGAAAGAAAAGAGTTAAACCAAGAAATGATGGCAGAGCTTTTAAAAGGTGCTAACAGAGATGAGCAACAACAAGCTGCTGCTGCTATTGCTGGTATTGGTGTTAGTAAGCTAAATGAATACTTAGCAGAAAAAAAATACCAAAGAGCAAAAGAAGAAGGTAATGCAGAAGAAGTAGACCCTAGCAGGTATGCTGCTGAAGTACAAGATAGTATTTTTCAAAGATTTAATCAATTAAGAAAAGGTCAGTTTATTGATTATGATTCTTTAGAAAATGATACTCTAAACTATATGGAAGAAGGTGGTGATAAAAATAGTATATTAAAATTAATAGAAACTGATAGGTATATTAATTCATTAAGCGACCAAGGAAGAAAAGACAAGTTAGGGGAAAAAGACTATAGCCCACAACTTACTGTACTGCAACAAAGAATAGGCAAGTTGTATGACCCTGATACTAACCCAGACTATGAGATTAATAAAAGGGCATTTGAAGATTTAAAAAGTTCTAAAATAGAAGAACCAGAATCACAAGAGGGTATGATAACTAAAACAGTAGATAGTAATAATACTGCTACTACTCCTGATACTACTCCTGATAATAATGATAAAAAAGACAAAGACAAAAAGAAAGGTCTATTTGGTTTTTTTTAGTTAATACTTTAAGGTTTATAAAATATGCCAAAACAGTTTGAATACACACACCCCTCTGGGAAAAAAGCCTTTTCTTTTGTTCCTGACTTTTATACAGAAGAACAGATAGCAGAAAAAAGAGCAGA